AAAGGTCATTATACTTATCCTATGGTGGCGCAATTTTCAACTGGAATATTGGCGCAATTTTCAATTAGTATCTACATGCCGACGGCTAAAGCATTCAAAAGATGGGTAACTAACGAGGTTCTCCCCTCCATCCGTCGTACCGGCGGCTACTCCGTTCGTCCGGCACAGCGTCCGACGCTTCCCGCACCCAAGTTCCGTCCGGACTTCATCGAATGGAAACAGGCTGTGTGCCGTTATCTCAACCGGAATGACCTGAAAACGGTCGCCGCCAACATGAAAGTCACCTACTCCCATGTATGCAAGGTGTATTCCGGCAACACAATGAGCCGCCGTATAGCCGACAGACTGACGAAGCTGGCTATCTCCCACAAGAACAAAGGCATCATATATCCCGAACCTGTTCCGGTGTACAGGCAACTGCTGATAGAATGGGAGGAACAGGGATGATTACTTATACGATGGGTATCAACCTTGAATACCTGAGGATCGTGATAACGATCTGGCGTGAATACGGGATGCTCTGCCCGATCATCATTCCCAAGGACCAGGACGCCGAAGGGGCGGTGATGGTGAAGATAGGACCAACAACCGACATGAAGGTCGCGGAGATGGTCGACAAGATATGGGACATAGCCGGCGCGAAGCGTCTGGTCAAGGAAATCGAAAAATAAACCAGTTCAAAATTAACACACCATGAAATTTGATATTCAATTTGACGAAGTGCACAAGATTGCGATACAGATAGAGGAGCTGGCGCACAAGCTGGCAGCGGAAACCTCCAAGGAAGGTTCCCGTGACGAGAACAGTATTTATGTATATTCAGCTGAAATCGCCCGTCTGGCTTTCCCTGTCACGCCGACAGTGGACGGAGCGCGTCCTGCAAGACCCTTATGTATTCACTACCCCAGTCTCGTGAAGATCGAGAACACATTCCGAAACAGAAGACTGGATATATTGACTGACAATGTTGACAGCCAGCGTAAAAGTATGGATCAGTAGAGGGTTATTATCCAGGAAGAAGGCTATCTCCCCTAGTTTGTATGGAGAAGTCCTGTTTTTGTCCGAAAGGCTGGATGTCATAAACAGAAGACCGGGCTTCCATGCTTCTCCAAAACCGGATAATATTTTAAACACTCTTTTAATAGCAGCCTCATTAGTAGCCCTGCAAGAAACAGTTACCTGATAGGTGTCAATAGATTCACCATTCATGACTAATAATTTTTAAAATTCGACATAGCAAAAATAACAATAAACCCTGAAGGGCGCATCCAATCCGGCAATAATTTTAAAATTCGACACTTTATCTTTATCCGGATGCGCCCTTAATTAAAAACCGAAAGCAATGAAAACATTCAGAATAATCCATATAGTGGCCGCTGTCATCGGCCTTGTGGTGGTGCTCAGACTGGCGGACAATCTCCGCCCCACCTTCAACGAGAATCTCGCCGCCTCGGTCCTTGCAGTCGTATGCTGCCTTTCCCTTATCGGACAAAGGTATTACAGGGAGGAGAAATAGGACACGCGGTCAGGGAGCCGGAAGGCGGCCCTCGTTTCCGGTCCGACGCCGGAAACCGCACAAGGTTAAACAATAAACGGTTGATATGGCTGTAATCTATAATGACAAGGTATGTATCTTCGCCAACGAGCTGATCATGTATGATCCGAAACGTAAGGTGGGCTCCGAGAAAGGCTTCCTCCCGATAGGAACATACAAAGGGAAAGTTTCTAGAAAGCAGATTGCTATTGCTCGTCGTGCCAGCCTCAGACGCCCCGCCCTGGTGGAGTTCGACTCGCTGGAAGTATACATACAGCAATTATACATCAAATATTACGGTGATCCCCATGAGGATGTCGAACGTGCCGCCACCAGTCCGCTTGAGAGGGCTATAGGGTACAACGAGGCCGCCTACTCCTTCTTCACCACCTACAGGGACGGTGCGGGAAAGCCGCTCAGACCGGAGAAGGTCACGCTTTACACGCTCCAGGCACGTGTCCTGGATGCAGTCATCCGGCTGCGTGACAGCAATGCGGAATGCGGTTTCGGACGTGGCGGATCCCGTTTCAACGTATGGGACAGGCTGAGTGAGATGGTGAACGACCTGCTGAAAGTACGGGACAGCAAAGGCAACACCCGCTATCCCCACAAACTTCCTTCGACGGGAAAGACGCTCAAACGTAAGGTGGACCAGTATGAGGCGGAAGGCTTCATCGCTTTGGTGCACAAGAACAAGGGCAACACGTCCGCCGCCCTGATACGGGACGAAGAGGACGAGGCGATCATGCACAAGCTGCTTTCCCAGCACATGAATTTGAACAACGCACAGATAATGGAACAGTACAACAAGATAGCCTCCATATTGGGGAAACCGGAAATCAAGAGTCCTGTCACGGTGGACAGGTACCGGAAGATGATGGAATCCACCACCCTGGGGCACCAGCGCGGAACCACTGTCCTGAGGAACTCCCTTGAGATGCAACACAAGCGTGAGGCTCCGAAGACCGCCATGACCTACTGGACACTGGACGGATGGGACGTGGAACTGGTCTACCAGAAGAGGCAGCCGATGGACAAAAAGGTGAACGGCGAGACAAGGACTTACAAGAAGACCACCTACCACAACCGCAAGACCATCGTGGTGGTGCTGGACGCCTGCGGCAAGTACCCGATAGGATACGCCGTCGGCGACCATGAGAGCCCGGCGCTGATACGCGAGGCGCTGCGCAACGCCATCAGGCACGCCCGGGAACTGTTCGGGGCACGGTACAAGCCGTTGCAGCTGCAGAGCGACAACTACCAGAAGGGGGTAATGGTTCCGTTCTATGAGGCGATGACGGTGCACTACATTCCCGCCGCGCTCCACAACGCCAAGGCCAAGATCATCGAGCCGTACTTCAATTATCTGAACAAGACGTACTACCAGCTGGAGAAGAACTGGAGCGGTGTGAACATCAACAGCAGGCGCGGCTCCCAGCCCAATATAGAGATCCTGAACAAGAACCGCCACCTGATCCCCGACGAGGAGGGCGTGCTGGCGCAGATACACGGCATCATGCAAAGGGAGCGGGCCAAGAAGCTGGAGGCGTACATGGCCGCATGGGAACGCACCCCCATGGAACGCCGGATGCCGTTCTGTGACGAGGAATACCTGTTTCTTATGGGCGACACGACGGGGCGCACCAACCGGCTCACCGGCAAGGGGCTGCTGATCGAGCTCTTCGGGGAGAGGATCAATTACGAGAGTTTCGACATGGAGCTGCGCAACCATTTCCACGAGGACTGGTCCGTGCACTACGATCCCGACGATCTGTCGCAGGTGCTCATCGTCAATGCCGAATCCACCAAAGGGCACCGGCTGGCAAAGGAAACGGGGGATCTGAAGTTCCTCATGCAGCGTGACATGAAGACACCGATGGCCCTGATCGACCAGAAACCCGAACATTTCGAGCACCGCAGGAAGGTGGACGAGTTCAACCGGCAGTTCGAGCGGCGGTATGTGGCCAGACAGGAGCAGGTGGACGAGGTGATAACCGCCATGCAGGAGCGGAACCCGCTTCTGAAGAGCAACAGCCTGCTGGACCGCGCCCTGCTCACCGACAGCCGGGGACGGCACAAGGACCGCAAGTACGAGGCGCGCGGCCAGACGGTGGAGGACGTGGATTTTGAAGAGATTGCGCCCGGACCTCTCAGGGTTCCGTCCCCTCTTGTGGATGACGATTACGAATGGGACGACGCCGACATGAATTTTTCAAGATGATTTAATAACACTTTAAAAACAGCATAATTATGGATAAGGAAGCATTGAAACAGTACATAGAGAATTTGATAGAACGTGGTTCAAAACCTTCAGAACTGGCCCGTCGCTGCGGCGTGTCCGATGCGGCGATGTCCCAGTTCCGTTCCGGCAAGTACGGCGCGAATGACGACAACCTGGCGGTCAGGATCGCCACAGGCCTTTATTTCTATGAGAATTCCCGCAATGTGGTTGATACCGTAACCTCTTACCGGCAGGTGAAGCGGGCGTTCGAGGTTGCCAGGGGAAAGAGCAAATGGGTATGTATCAGCAGCCGCAGCGGAAGCGGAAAGACCCAGTCTCTGATTGACCTGTACAATCTGTGCGGTGACAAGGGGGTTGTATATATCAAGTGCCGCAAATGGAGCAGCCGCAAGTTCCTTACCAAACTGGCACAGGCTATGGGAGAGAATGTGACGCGCTATATGGATAATGACAGCCTGCTGGACCTGTGCATCGCGCACATGAATTCCCTGTCCTCCTATAAGCCTGTCCTGCTGATAGATGATGCCGGCAAGCTCACGCATTCGGCCATGTGCACGCTTATTCCCCTGTATGATGACACGCTGGGGCGCATGGGGTGTCTGGTGGCCGGCACGGAAACGCTGGAGCGCAATATCAGGCGGTATGTGGGACGTATTGAAGGGTATGACGAGATAGACGGGCGTTTCGGCCGCAATTACATCACCCTTCTGGGCGCTACCAAAAAGGATGTCATCGCCATCTGTATGGCCAACGGCGTGCAGGACAGGGAGACGGCGGAAGAGATATGGGGAAAACTTCCCAAGGTCAAGAAGCAGCCGCGTGAGGACGATCCCCGCCAGGTATTGTTCGCCGATGACCTGCGCGAGCTTTCGGGAATGATAGACAATGTGGTAATCAGACAGGAAATCAGCAACGGAGGAGCCGGCTTATGATCAGGTCATTGTCGTTTGACAACATATTGAACAAAAAATACGAATACATCCCCTTTTCCAAGGATTTCATGGATGCCTTTGGAAAGAGGCAGAAGTCCGGGGCGTGGATCGTATACGGCAAGTCCGGACAGGGAAAGACCTCCTTCACCTTCCAGTTGGCCAGGGAGTTTGACCGTATCGGCTACAAGGTGCTGTTCATTTCCCTTGAGATGGGTGTCGAGTCCGATTTCAGGGACTCCCTGCTCGGATTCATGAATTCGTCAAGGAGCGGGATGCTGTTCTGGGACGAGGTCCCCACTTTCGATGAGTTTGACGAATTCCTCGGGAAACAGAGATCCCCGGACGTGGTCATCATCGACTCCCTGCAGAGTCTTGAAGGCGAGATGGACGTCACCGCCAAACAGCTGGTCGAGCTCAGGAAGAAATACAGGAAGAAGATATTCGTATACATCTCCCATGTGGAGGGGAAGGAGGTGCAGGGAACGGTGGCCTACAGAGTCAAGAGGGACTGCTTCTCCCGCATAGAGGTGAACGGGTTCTGCGCCCGGTACATGAGCCGTGGTGTTCCCGGTCCGAAAGGATTCTATGTGGTCTGGAAGGAGGGTTATGAGAGATGCTGGCTCAGGAACAGTGACGAACCATTTAACAGCAATAGTAATGAACAAGACAATTGAATTACCCGCGACAAATGCCCAGAAGCGGTGCATACACCGCCTCAGACGGCAGTTCGGACTGGACGAGGATGAATACAGGCATCTTGTCCGGCAGTTCAGCGGCGGACGGACAACGACGTCCGCGGAGTTGTGCAAAAGCGAGGCCGCAAGGCTGATCGGGACGCTGCTCGATCCCGACGGGAGAAAGGATCCGGAAAGACGGGAGAAACTGGCACTGGTCAAGGCCATTTACGCCGTGTCAATGGACATCGGTTTTCTCAACAGGAGCTACCGCAGCGACAATCCCGTGGAGATTGAGATGAACAAGGCGAAGATCACCTCCTTCCTGAAGAGCCACGGAGGATGCAGGAAGCCGGTGTCAAGCCAGAACCTGGAGGAACTTAAGGCCACACTGAAACAGCTGAAGGCCATAAGACGGAAGGAGGAGGTATGAGAATAAAGCACCTTGTGTATGTGATATCCGCCCTCTCGGCTTTCACGGGCATGATAGTTAATGATGACTTCTGGGCGAAAACATGGTCACTGAACGCCATGTTATGGATTCTGGTAGCATGGATAAACGATAATAACAATAACAATGATGACAATGGAAAAGACGAAATTCGAAAAGGAATGTGCTGACATGTGTGCCGATTGCCACGCCAAAGGGCTGGACATCTGCCGGGAGGATGCGGACACCGTGCAGCCGATGTTTGCCCGGTGCGGGCTGTGCGGGAAGGTGTTCTGTGAATACAACAACCACATGACCGTGAACCATCTCTGCTGGGAATGCCAGACAGCCATAGAACAGAACGTTGACTGCAACGAGGAGATAATCGACCCTGATTTATTCAGGAATTTATTCACTAATAAATAAGAACAGATATGGATATCAAGAATTTATCTGAAAAGGAACGTGAGACCCTGCTAAGCAAGCTGCAGGCCGAAAAGAAAAGAAAGGACGGGGACCGAAAGAAGAACTACCAGAAGCTGCGTGCCAGATTCCTCGCCTCTGTGGAGAGGAAGCTCCGCAAGTATATCAAGGACGGTCAGGAGTTCAAGGAATGGCTCCGTAAGGAGGCCACCGCCTACTATGACCAGCTGAAGGAGTACGGCGGTCTGAAACGTGACGAGCAGCTCGGGTTCGAGGTGAAGAACGACACCTTCAAGGTTTCCGTCAAGGGGAACCGGGTCAAGGGCTTCGACGAGAGGGCCGACGTGGCAGAGAAGCGCCTAGTGGACTACCTGAACGCATGGATCGGCAAGAAGGGCGATGACGGGCGCAACCCCATGTACAAGCTGGCCATGTCGCTGCTCCAGCGCAACGAGGCCGGGGATCTTGACTACAAGTCCATCTCCCGCCTGTACGAGCTCGAGGACGACTTCAACGACCCCGAATATTCGGAAATCATGCAGCTCTTCCGTGAGAGCAACGTGGTGGAAGGCACGGTGATCCGCTTCTACTTCGAGGAAAAGGACGGAAACAATCAATGGAAAAGAATAGAACCCTCATTTAACAAGATGTAAATTATGATGCACAATTGGTTTGAATGTTCCATCCGCTACGAGAAGGTGGCGGAGAACGGCATGAACAGGAAAGTAACGGAAGCCTATCTGGTCGACGCGCTGAGCTTCACGGAAGCGGAAGCCCGTATTATTGAAGAAATGAACCCGTATATCAACGGTGAATTTACCGTCTCGGGCGTCAAACGCGCCGGTTACAGCGAACTGTTCCCATCTGAGGAAGATGCGGCCGACCGCTGGTTCAAGTGTAAGCTGTTCTTTATCACGTTGGACGAAAAAAGCGGAGCGGAGAAAAAGACCCCCACTACCGTACTGGTACAGGCTTCCGACCTTCGCGATGCCGTAAAGAAGCTGGACGAGGGGATGAAGGGCACGCTGGCGGACTATGTCATCGGCTCGGTGTCCGAGACCGCCATTATGGATGTCTATCCCTACACTGCTGATGTGAAACCTGAATTTCCCGGTGATGATAAGAAGGAAGTTTGACCATCCCCATGTAGTCCTGTGCCGCACATGCTGCGGCCGGGGCTTTCTTGAGAACCTGGACGAGCTGGCGGACACCGTACATACCGTTGCCTGTCCCGCCTGCAAGGGGAGCGGACGTGTGGTCGTATCCTCCGTTACCCTTACCACCGTGGAGCCTTATGATCCCGAATCCCCAAATCTCGCGATGTATGGAAAAGGACGGAATGAATGAGTACCTGCTGCTCTCCGTGGAAAAATTGGAGAGTCTCAAATCCGCGATGGAGGATATGCTGGATGAATCAAGACTCCGGTGCCGGGAGGGCTGGCATAAGCGTGACAGGGCGTTCCGTCCGCAGAGTTTCAGGAAAAGAACCATCTGGCACCGCATAAGGAGCCGGTGCTTTTAAAACAGATTTAAGAACCTTTTAAAAACAATCTTATGAACCTGAGAAAAGACAACAAGAAAAAGAAACCGATGCAGCTTATGCTGGACGAGATCTCCGGAATGATGGGCGTCTCGCAGGAGATGATCCTGTCCCGGATGATATCCAGGAACATATCCGATTCAAGGATGCTGTTCTGCTATATGGCGTATGAGGAAGGGTATCTGTTCCGTGAGATAGCCTCCTTCCTGAAGATATCCAGATGCAGGGCGACAACCGCGTATTATGATGTGAGACTGAGAAAGGAAAAGTTCCGCCCGATCATTGCAAGGCTGGCCGGATGCGGGACGGGAGGTGTCTAGCAGCACTGCAGGTGACGGTTCCCGCACGGTCCGGAAAACCCAGGCGGGACTATATCAACCATTTCCGGCAGGACAGGCCGCTTGAGGGGGTGTACTTCACGGACTTTGCAAGGGATATGCTTGAGAGAAGGGGAAAACGCAGGTCCGGACATTATGCCGCGGTTTATGATGCGGTCCTCCGGCACATAGACAGGTTTTCCACCGAATTCGACTGTGACATCTTCACCAATTCCGTGACGGAGGAGTTTCTGGACGACTTCATTGTCTATCTTGAGAGCCGGGGGCTGCGTCACAACACCATAGCGGGCTATGTCCAGAAGATACAGTCGCTCGTCAGAAAGGCATCGCAGTACAATTACGCCGTAGACGCCACCTATGACGGAACAGATTTGCGTGAGGAGCCGGTAAATGCCGTTTTCCTCTCGATGAACGAGATCGCAAGGATCTACTATTACAAGTTTGAGAGGCAGGACAGAAGAAAGGCCAGGGAGCGGATACGTGACCTGTTCGTCATAGGCTGTCTGACCGCTCTGAGATATTCCGATTATTCGACATTGACAAAAGACAATTTGAGAGATGGATACATCATAAAAAGGACAAAGAAGACCAATGTGGACGTCAAGGTCCCGGCTCATGATTATGTAAGGGAGATATTCGAGAAATATGACGGAAACATACCCGGAGGACTGTGCATACAGTATTTCAACAAGTATCTGAAGGTCATCATGAGGGAGATAGGGCTTACCGACAGGATCACTTTCTCCTACACGAAGGGAGGAAGGCTGGTCACGGAGACCCGGGAGAAATGGGAACTGGTCAGCAGCCATACGGCAAGAAGAAGCGCGGCCACGAACATGTACCTTACAGGACGGATGAAGACATTGGAGATCATGAGACTGACAGGGCACAGGTCTGAGCAGAACTTCTTCCGGTATATCCGGCTTACTGCGGATGATACGGCCCGGTCAATCTCCGGAGACAGTTTTTGGAGAAAATAATAACCTGCCATTTGCCGGTGTCGGCAAATGGCTCATAACGGAACAGATATGAACATAAAAATAAGCAAGGAGGCGTACGAGAAACTAATCAAAGAAGATTTATACTTTCTCAATGAGCATTGCCCAGATAGCCTAGAATTAGATCACATTAAAGTAATTATTTTTAGTTCTATCGACTGGTATTATCCTGATAAGAACACTTATACAGCGTTGAAAAGGATAGAGAATAGGCTTAAAGTTGAACTTCAGAAGCAAAAGGACGCAGGTAAGCAATTTCTATCAGATCAGGAAATAGACAGATTGATTGATAGCATACTGAAAGAAGAATAACTCTCAAAACAAGATAAAAATGAGTAAATCAGAAGAATATATTGAAATCAAGAGTTTTGTGGTAGTCAATCCCAACTTCCCGGTTATCACAAAAGAAAGTGCTCTTAAAGCCGTTGCAATGGCAGAGGAAGAAATGAAACGGAAAGCCATCGAAGTTCTTTCCTCTGTTTTGGATAACTGGGTGCATGGTGGTGACGCAGACTGTATCATTGCGGAGTTTGAGGAAAGATTAAATATCGGATAAAAACAGAACGGGCGCCCTGCGGCATACAATAATATGCGGGGCGCCCGTTGTCAATGAGAAGTTATCGTGTTTCTTTCCGCAGTCTTTCCCTGACCTGCCGCTCCGTGAATCCGAATGCCGCGGCGAACTGTTTGAATTTCTCCTTCTGCCCGGAGGGGAGAAGGGAGTACAGGCTTGAGAACGGCGTGCCGCCTTCCAGCGCTTTCCTGATTTCTTTCTTTTTCATATAAGTTCCTTTATCTGTTTCTTACAACATTCACAATCACACAGCAGCAACCTGGCCTTGTCGAACATCTTCTGTCCTATATTGCCGGACAGGTAGCATATCTCCTCACCCCACGGGTCGATCCCCAGCGCCTTTGCCATGTGCGCTTCCAGGTGCTTCCTTTCGTGGTCATAGGAGTTCTGGAACTCGGCGGGCGACGATGTGATCCCTATCACCATGACCGTCTGCCTTGTGCCGTAGTTGGAATAGGTGAGTCCGGTATCCGGTTTGCCGGAGGACAGGTTCCTGTACGCCGTTTCCAAATCATCCCCGCGGCAGCCTATGTCATAGAGCCTGCCCATGATCTCGTCGGTGTAGTAACAGTCCACGGCATAGTAGACCTCCACCTTCCATCCGTACTCCTCTATGTCAAACCGCTGGCGGATCATAACATCTCGTCCCATTCCACCGGTTCCCCGGCCCTTGTCATTTTCGCATACCACATGCACATGACCATGCCTTCCGGAGCGTCATGGTCATCTATGATATCCTTGACGTAGAGTGCCAGATGGGGCTCGTCGGCAATGGAGGACTTGAAACAGTCCGCTTTTGCCTGGTTGGCCACGTATACATAGTCATATAATGTGTTGTTCTCCACCCTGACCCCGTTCTTGGCCAGAAGCTCGTCCACCTTGTCCTTGGTCATGGGTTCGATCTTCTCGCTTTTTCCGGTTGCCGGGTTCATCCTGCGCATGAGTGACACGGCGAAGTCGCACAGCTTCTTGTTGAAGTGCCAGCCATTGTGCCGGAGATACGCCGTCATCTCCTTTGGCCGGTCATCATATATGTCCAGAGGTTCCTTTGTCCTGTTCATGGTCTTCTTGTTAGCCGGGACGGGGGGAATCCTCCGTCCCGGCGGGTTAAACTAACGGTATCTTGAATAGCGTCCTGTTCCGGGCACTCCGCGGCGCTGGCCCATCGAGCCGCCGCCATAACGGTTCCCGTATCCTCCGCCGTATCCGCCACGGTTTCCATAACCGCCACGTTGTCCCATGTCGTCATACTCGTCATAGTCATCGTAGCCGTCGTCGCGTTGTCCCATGCCGCTCCCTTCCGAGAGTTCCTCAATGCACTGCATGAGCTTGCCGCCATACTTGAGCATTTTTTCGGCATAATCGGACATTCTCTCGACCTTGCTGTCTTCTATCTCGATCATCATCATACTTGTTGTTTTTTAGGATTGTTCGTACTGGGCCTTTCCGCGGGTTTAAGCAGTTCGGCCATCATGGCCTTCAGCTCGGATATCTCCTCCCTGAGAGCCTTGTTTTCCGCCTCCTGTCTCTGTCTTTCGGCAAACTCGGGATTCAGGATCTCCATCATCTTGCCGCAGGCATCCACTATGGCACGGTGGTGGTCTATGCTTCTGAGTATCTCCGCGGACCTGTTCCTCATGGCCGCCACCTCGGAGTTCATCGACTCCCTTGATCCGGATATGACCATGTTCCCGCCTCCGGGGAAATTCGCGTCGGCGATGTCCGCCCCCGCGGGTATCTTCTGGAACGTGACGGTCTGTTCGCCGACCTTGACGGTGATGTCCACCACCATCTTCATCGGCTGGCCGAACATAACCGGCTGTGTCCCGTCCGGGACCGGGTTGGATACTCCCGCAATGGCACCGACCTCTACATAAGGCGTCCCGTCCTTATGGAGTATGTAAAACTGGCTGTTGACTCTTAAATTCTGGAAAGGCATAATTGTTTCTTTTTAAATGAGGGATTCCTCCCTCCGTGTTCTTAAACTACTCCGGTCATTATCTGCAGGGTGTTTGTCGTCCTGTCGAACCAGAACTCGAACACTCCCGTACCGGGAATGTCGGCTGCCGTCAGCGCCTCGCCGTTGTACTTGGTCACGGCCTGTGTCACCCCGTTTGTCTCGAACAGGACCGGCAGCGTCCCGGTTGTTCCTGTGGGAACGGCCTGCGCCAGGTCGATGTAGATGGTTCCCCTGTACCAGGCATTCACGAATGAATGGTTCGGGAAGGAGAACACCACATTGTCGGCGGTGACATTCACTCCGGATGTGACTATTGCGGCCGATCCGCGTCTGTTAACGAATTGAAAAGGAAATGGCATGATTACCTCCTTTCTCCGGGTCAACCCCAGAAACCGTTACCCGCCCCGAAACCGAAGCCGTATCCAAGACCATATTGGGCCGCCACACAGGTGGGGATTCCCACAACCGGGCTGTACGGCACCTTGGCCACTTCGGGCTGGTTGCACTCAATCTTCGCCAGACGGGCGCTCAGATCACCCAGCGCGGCGTTGACAGGCGCGATGGTCTGTGCGGACACCTGTGCGAAATACGCGTTCTGGTGCTCCTGCGAGAGCTGGTTGACGAGCGTGCTGTTTCTTTCCCGCAACGTGTCGATCTTGTCAAGCAGCGCCTGGTTCTGCATGGCGTCCAGCTTGCTGATGATGGCGTTGGTGTTGGCCGTGCCTGCGTCACGCAATGCGAGCGTGTTCTGGTTGGCCGTGTTCACCAGGGTGTTTGTCTGGTTGCAGACGGACAGCTGGTTCTCGTAGCCCATTTTGGTAATGTTCTCGTTTGTCTGGCAGCAGCACTGGCAGATCTGCGACTGGATGGCATTGTTGCCCTGCATGATCGCGGTGACGATCTGGTTGGTGTTCATGCCCATCTGGTTGCCGATGTTGCATATCTGCATGCCAAGACCGTTTATGGCGGCCAGTACGGCATCGGAAGAGGTGTTCAACGCGGTGGCCAGGCTCTGGATGTCGTATCCGTTGCGTTGTACGGCCTGCATGATCACGGCGGTGTTCGCGTCGTTCTGCACGAAGGGGACCACGCCGCCCTGTCCGTTGCCCATCATTCCGCCACGGGCGCCGCCAAAACCGCCGAAGCCTCCCCATCCCATCAGGATGAACAGAAGCAGGATGGCGAACAGGTCGTCACCCCAGCCGTTGCCGTTACGGCTGTTGCCGTTTCCCATCAGCGCCAGGATGTTCGGATCCACACCGCGCTGTTGCATAAGCGCCGGAAGCATGGCCAGAATGCCGTTGGTGCCGCCTCCGGAGTTCCCGTTCTCGGGGAACACAAAAGTTCTTGATTCACTCATAGTTGTATTTGTATTTTGTAGTTCCGGTCACTAATCCGACCGTGGTGCAAACATACTCAACTACACGCACTCCGTCGAGCGTCCTGTTCTGATGTGTTTCCTTATTTGTTCCAGATATATTCCGATCATCGGCGAGGTGATGTTCCGGGCCAGCAGGTGCCGTATCCCCCGTGCCGTTCGGTTGGTCATCCCCGCTATCTGGTCCGGATACAGGCCGGCTTCCGAGAGCAGCCTGACAAGCACATATCTGGCGTCCGTGGACTCCATGTCCCTGAAATCGCCCAGTATCCGTTCCTTCGGCACTTCCGTTTCACGCTCAGTCAGACCGAGCAGGTTGAAGAAAATTTCGCTCTTGCACATAAACTTCCAATTTTTATTATTACTTTTGTGCACCACATTAAAACGGCACACGTTTGTTGCGTCAAGGACTTTAGCCCTCAGCGTGCAGCAAGCGTGTGCCGTTTATGTTTTAATGTGGTAGTTAAACTAACGGAAGCGTTGAGGGCTTTTTTATTATTAACCCTCCCTTTGTTGCATATTTATTTCATAATCACTACCTTTGTCATACAGGTAAAGTTTTTTTTCAAATTGTTCAAATGTTTCAGGGTATGAGGAAATCCAGGATAAACACTCCGGGAAGAAGTTATGTGTTCCGTCTTACGGATGTCGTGCGCATTTATGACGAGCACAGCCGCAGCGGCCTTTCGAACCGTGAGATATTCCGCCGTTACATCTGGCCCAAATACCGGATATGTGAGCGTACCTTCTACAACATGATCAAGGCCAGCGCGGACGACCGTGTCATCGCCCGGCAGCGCGAGATGCAGATGACGCTTTTCTAAAGTCTCTCAACCACCCTGAACGTGTATTCCTCCACATCCTCCACCACCTCCGCATGATTATGGTTTGTGTCGCTGGCGGTACGCCGGAACATGTCAAAGCTGACCTTTCCGTTGTCCCCCTTGAAATCATGCAGGCAGGCGCTGATCTCCTCCAGCAGGCTGAAACGTTCCAGGGACTGCTGCTGGTATCGGCTTCCCTTCCTTGACGAGCCTTTCCAGGGGGTCACGACATGCAGCCTGACTGTAACCGCCGCCTGCTGTACGGCACCCGATAGCGTCGTCCATTTATACGGCATGAACTCAAGGAACACGGCGGGCATGTCGAAAGGCTCCTCCTCCTCGATGAAGTCGACCTGCTCGTTCCACAGGTCATAGGTCCTGACTGCCGGCACCCCTTGCCTGTCCGGCAGCTGTTCCAGGCGTTCCTGGAGCTGCAAATAGAAAAAACTTCTCATACTTTAATCGTTATCGTTGAACACTTTCTTCAAATTCTCCATGGCTATCTCATCCAGCAGTTTCTCCAGATCCGGATGGCGTCCGATGAACTGACGCCTGGGAATCATGATCCTGCTTCCTGTCTTCTTCAGCGCCATGGCCTTGTAGAACTCCGCATCCCGGGATATCTGCCGGTTTTTCCTGCCGTTCCGTGCCTTCCCGGCCTTTGTCCGGGCTATACCTCCCACGGCCTGCCTGTACTTTATCCAGAAATATCCTTTCATCCTGCGGGTGACGGTGATGCTTCCCCCCTCGTTGTGTATCTTCGCATACGGCACGGACGAGGTGATCTCCACCCCCTTGCCTCCTTCCATTATCTGGGAGCGTATGCTGCGTCTGAGGGTCCCGGACTGTACGAGCAGACCTCTGGTTTCGTCCGTGTCACCCTTTCGCCTTTTCCATTTCTCGTTGAAGAAGGCCTCGCGCTTGAAATTCATGTCGAACTCCTCCTTCGCTTCCACCCTGATGTCATTCAGCGTAAGGCGGATGAACCGGTTTATCCGTCCCCGCAACTCCCTCATGGTCTTTCCGAAACCGTTGTCAGCCATTGCCGCCTCCTTTCCCGGCCTGTTTCCGGATGATCCGGCAGGCCCTGCACAGTTCATTCCCGTCCCCTTTGCCGTCACAGTCCGCACAGTCCTTGCGGGTGTACGGGTTATATGCCGGGAATGTGGTCATCCGTTTCCCCGGATTGAATCGCATCATCTCCTGGTACTTTCCCGATGTGGCCTGCGATCCGAGGTTCATGGCCTCCCTTTCGTCGCTTTCCGGATATTTCCCTTTGCGGACCTGTTCTGTCGTGCAGCGGCATCCGAACCCGTTGGGCGGGAGATACCAGTCCCAGAACCTGCTGGAGAGGGGAAGGGTGATCCCGTCCAGTGGACGGTGGCCCTTGCGGACCCTCTCGTCTCCGACGGTACGGTACTGCAGGTTGTAATCCTCCCCGTCCTTCTCGAAATCCTTCCATTTCGCGGCCATCAGCGCCGATGACCTGGCGAAGTTCCACTCTGTTTTCAGATAGGCCCCGTTATAGGTGTTGTTGATTGTCTGAACGTCGTTTAAAAACCGTTCAAACGGTTTTAATCCTCCGTCTTCATCGAGCAGGGAGGGAAACGCCTCGTTCAGCTCGTGGAAGGTCTTTATTCCGCTGAAGACATAATCGGACTCCTTCAGCCTTTGCACGCTCACCTCGTCCAGCGGCACTTCCCTGACGGAAAGGTCCACGGCATTGTCAAGCAGCGCGGCGGTCTTCTTGATGAATTCCCTGACTTCCTCGTCCTCCAGCATCTCCGGGCTGAACCCCTTCTGTCTGTACAGCCATGCCATAAGCAGCAGGAAGGCCTCCTCCACCTGCGAGGTGTCGGCCTGTCGTGTGTCGTTGTCGTCTTTTTCCAGGGCCAGCGTGCTACTCCCGTACAGCAGCGCGGCCCTCTCATGCAGCCCCGCATAGTCGGCGGGGCCTAGTCGAAAAAAGGTTTTACCAGCTGCTCCTTCCTGTCCTTTCTTGTCTTTACGGGAATCTGATACTTGTTTACGATATATTTGGGGTCCACCTCGTAGTGGTTCATCACCATGGATTCGTATGCCACCTGCTGCTCGGGCGTGTAGGTCACGCTGTCATCCCAGTCAAAACGGTATCCCTTGACCGGAAACCCGTGTTTTACCATGCGGGGGATCAGCTGCCAGTTCACCAGGTCCCTTATCATGTCGGCATCCTTGTTGATCAGGTTGTCCAGCATGTTCTCGTGGACCTTGGACTGTGAGAGCGACGCCCCGTTGTCTACGGTCATGGTCTGTGTGAGCACCGCCTTGCTTATCTCGCTGTTGCAGCGTTCTATGCGCTTGTCGTACACATTGTACGCGTCCCCCCGTGTGGATTCCTTGATGTCGATGGTCGTCCCTTCCGGGAACAGTCCGTATGATGCGGCCCCCATGTTCCTGAGCAGTCTTTCCAGCTTGTCGAATTCCTTGGGGTCACGGCTGGTGGTCGTTCCGATACGCAAGGGGATGCCGAATATCTCCCCGAACATGTCCCAGAAGCTGGCCATGTTCTTTTTCGGGATGGTATGCAGGGCGCATTTGAGGTACAGTCCCAGGTCATGCGTGCCTCCGGCTTCCGTCACCCACCATGACACGGGGCCGCTGCGGTAGTCGTACCCCGACTGCCATGTGTCATTCTCGCTGGTGATGATCACCCCGTATTCAGGCACGACATGGGTGCGCGGTATCAGGCTGACGCTGCTGAACACCGGCTTGTCCTCCACGGTGATGACGGGTCCCAGCTCGATGAGGGAGTTCCCGTAATATATGCTCTCAAGGCTGAGCCGCATCCACTGCTTGAACCACGGTGTCTCGAACAGCTCCCTGAGATCCTCGTTCTCGGCGCCTGACCTGTCGACGATCCTGAATCCCTTGTTCATGACGAACCCGGTACGCTGTTCCACGCATCCAGCAAGGTGCCCGTCCACATCCACGTCCGTATAGATGTTGTACAGCCGGTTCCGCCTGGGCTGCTCCACATTGATGGCCTGCTGCCATGCGTGCCGCCATGACCTCAGGTCGTTGCGTGTGAGGTTCTCCGTCTGCAGCTGGAGGCTGACCGTGATGTCGCGGACCTTTTTCCTATCCGCACGGCGCGCAAGGTCCATATTGCCGATGCGCACCCCCTTGTCTCTTCCTTTTCCCATAATTACCAGATATAGTTGTTCCTGATCCCCTCACCTGTGCGGATCGGGTTGTAATAGTCTTCCTGTCCGTCGGGCCCGGTGACGGTAGGGAGGTCAAGCATCACTTCGGATGCCTGCACCGCCTCCAGCCATTCCACCTGTTTGTCATACTGTGTGCTGTACTTCTCAAGGCTCATGCGGGCAGGCAGGCCCAGCACCATCCTGTACAGCGCGATATCCGTCAGGCACCCCACCAGCGCCATGTTCCTTTCGTCCCCCTGTCTGGAGAATGCGGCATCCACGTCGTACCGTCCTCTCAAGTATCCGGCGGCAAAATCCATGGCGAACCTTTCGGCAAGCAGGCGGTTCTCCTCCTTGCTCTGCTGCACGATCTTCAGGGCTTCCTCCCCGATATTGATATAGTCCTGTTCCGTTATATACATAATGGTAAGTTTTGTTTGGTTGTCACCATCCTTCCTTGGGCGCCTGCCTCATTCCGATACGGGGCGGCATGGTATCCTGGCGCACCTGTTTCTGCAATTTGTATATCGCCCCCTCGTCCGCGTCCGGGGAGTCGTCATGCGCCCGGCTTCCCTGCTCGAAGGAGAGCGTCTGGTCAATGGATGTCCGCATGTCGGCGTCGTCCTTCAGCCTGATGTTGTACCAGACGAGCCCTCTTTCCCACAAGGGGGATATGGCCTCGATCCGTGCGAACTTGTCGGGTTTCTTGCGCGTGTCCGGCATGACGGGAAGCTGGTATCCCCTTATGTCCCCCTCCCTCTGGAACTCGTCAAGTATGGTATCCTGCATGAAGTTCGCCTCCATATAGAAGGTGGCGGCGCAGTCCTCCGGCAGGGATTCGTACAGGTCATAGAGCCAGCGTACCATCTCGCCTACGCCGCACTGCCGGCAGAACGCGCGTATGCAGTGCAGTTCCCTGTGCGATGCCGTTTTCAGCCCCCTTTTGGGCCGCCCCCACATCTTGCACGCCTTGTAGTCGTTCTTTCCGCCGCTCTTCCATGATGGGTCGACGTATACCACGATGCTTTCGTAATATTTCAGCCTGAGCATTGGCTTATATCTTATCCACCTTTCCTGGAATACCGCCCCTTCGGTGACGGGGTTGTTCATGTATTCCTTCTGGAAGGAGCGGTATCCCATGAACTCCTCCAGTCCGTGGAGGTATTCCGCCGTATATCTCTCGGGCCATGACGGGTTCCCGTCCCTGTCGAAAGCGTTGACGGAGCTGGTGTGCACGGTCCTGCTGTCAATGATCTTCTGCAGCACGCTGTTCTTTCCGATCAGGTTGCCCACCATGACAAACCGTCCTCCCTTTCCCCCGAAACATCCGAAGAGCGCCTCTTTGATCCACTTGGTCATCTCGCGTACCCGGGCCTCGCTGCGGCACATCTCGTCATCGTCAAGGTCATCCACCACTATGTAGTCGGGACGCATCTCCCGGAAACGCAGTCCTCGCGGCGACTGTCCCCGTCCCCGGCTGAAAAAGGCGCACCGGTCCTTCGTCACAAACTCCCCTTCCTGCCAGCATCCGGCATTGTACTGTTCGCCGAAATCCTCGATGATGTACCGGTTGGACTGCAGCTCCATCTGCAGGTCCCCCAGAAGGGCGTCCGCATTGTCCTCGCTTTTCCCGACCAGCACCATCACATGCAGCTTGCCGTTGAATTTCAGCCACAAGGGTATCCCGATGTCAAGGTGCACGGACTTGGCATGGCCGCGCGGCCATTTGAACACGGCGCGGCAGTTGTCGTTATTGTACATATACCGGGCCGCATCGTTCTGGAACCTGGCATTGGGACATTCGCAGTAGTGCCTGAGGTAACGCTGGCAGAAATAGTCGTAATCCCTGAGCGCCCGCGCGATGTTGCGTTTCCTCTCCTGGGGGGATTCCATGCGGTCCTCCGATGTGATCCTGGCCAGCCGTTCGCTCTGCTGCAGCCAGCGTTTGTACGCGTCCTTCCTTTCCTGTTCCGTCATGGCTTCTTTGTGAAAAAGGGGGTTAGAAAATCATCATGCAGGCCGTGGAGCATCGCCACGACCTTGTCGGGAAGCTCCGGATAATCCTTCCGGTGTTCCATCAGCCAGTCCTCGAACCGGATGAAGGCCTCCACATAATGCACCACATTGGTGCTCCTGTCCATCTTCTCGATGGTGGCGGCCAGCTTGACCAGGTCGTCGGCTATCTTCTTTTTCTTCAGATACTCGTCAGGGTCCTCGATGGCGTCGTTGATGATGGAGAGGATCTTCTGCGTGACCTCCTCGCGTGTCATTCCGTAACAGGCTTTCAGTTCCCTCCATCCTTCCTGGCTGATCCACCTGCTGAGCGTCTGGCGGGCGATCCCCGTCATCTCGATGATCCTTTCCTGCGGGATTCCCTTGAGGTACAAAGCCTTGGCGGTATCTTTCGACTTATGTCCGGTTCTTGCCATAATGAATTGTTTTTTCTGCAAAGATGCACCGCGGAACGTCCCGAAGGCAAGAAAATGCGCGGGCGTTGCACACAATGCTGAAAGTGTTGCACACTTTTTTTGAACACCTTCCCTCCAGATGTAAGTTTGCGGCAAAATCAGACGGAAATGGGCAAAAGAATAAGAATAAGCAACGAAACGCTGAACTGTTACGGAACATGGGTAAGGACGGACGGGGTGGACCTGTCCCAGTACGAGCGGAACCCGGTATTGCTGTGGATGCACGAGAGAGGGTGCGTCATCGGAATGGTGAAGGATATCAGAAAGGAGAACGGCGAGATTACCGGAGAGCCCTGGTTTGACGATGTCCGGGAGGAGAGCAGGATGGCCAGGCAGCAATGGGAGAAAGGCACGCTGCGCATGGGATCGCCCAATTTCGACATACTCGAACTCTCCGAAGATCCGGCGCTCCTGAAACCCGGGCAGACCTGCCCCACAGTGACCAGGTCCAAACTGGTGGAGTACAGCATGGTGGATATCGGGGGCAATGATGACAATATCAGCCTGATTTATGAAGGGAAACCGTTGAAACTCAGCAAGGGGGACGGCTCGCACAGTCTTCCCCTCCTGAAAAAAAACAATAACCAAAAAACTACACCTGAAATGAACAATGAAGAAATGAAAGCAGTCGCCCTGATGCTGGGCCTCACGGATGCCGCGACACTGACAGACGTGCAGAAAAAGATCAATCTCCTGCTGGAGTACCAGAGAGCGAACGGAGTGCTGCAGGCCGAGAAGGAGAAGCTGGAGAAAGAGCTTGACGGACTCAAGCTCTCGGGTATAACCGCCCTTGTGGATTCCGCCATCGGGGAGGGAAAGATCAGCGCCGACAGGAAGGATCATTTCATCTCCCTGGGGAAATCGGTCGGCGCGGAGTCCCTCAAGCTGACCTTCGAGGCGATGAACCCTGCCCTGCGCCCTTCCGCCATACTGGCTGGGAAGTCCGGAGGAGCCGTACATGCGGGAGGCTACGAGAAATGGACGGATGTGCCGGAGGAGGAGCTCAAGCTGATGCGCTCCGATGACCCGCACCAGTACAGACGTCTGTACAAGAAACAGTTCGGAGTGGACTGTCCTGAATTTAATTAACTAAAAATTAGAAGAGAATATGAAAAAGAAATTTATTCTGAAATTTTGGACCGGAACGGCCTTCAATATCATAATGGGGGTCATCCTTGCGTCAATGGTGGGGATCAGCCCCGCATACGGTGCGGCCTCGGGAATAGTTGTGCCGATGCTTCTTAAGGGATTCATGCCGGCCGGTGCCGCCATGGAGGGTGTGTACACCGAAGTATGGACGGGAGAGCTGGTCAGACAGCTCGGTGCGGGACTGACGGCGTCGTTCCTTGACGGGATACCGGACTATTCCGCAAGAGTGAACAACGAGATCATCCACCTGGTGGATGTGGGTGCCGATCCGGACGTGCTGGTGAACAACACCACCTATCCCATACCCATACAGAATCTGGAGGAGAATGACATCCCCATCGGGCTGGACAAATTCCAGACAAAGGCCACCCGTGTGACGGATGACCAGCTTTATGCAATTTCCTATGACAAGTTTTCGCTTGATGTCGAGCGTCACAGGAACGCCATCGACCGTATCCGTTACAAGAAGGCTGCGCACGCCCTGGCTCCATACAGCCATACAGGCAAGACTCCGGTGATCCCCACCAGCGGGGAGGCGGATGCCACAGGACGGAAAAAACTGACCTTGAAAGACATCATCGCCTTGAAACGCGCCCTGGACAATGCCGAGGTGCCGGAGGACGGGCGCCGTCTTGTGCTGTGTCCGGACCATGTGAACGACCTGCTCGAACAGGACCAGTCGTTCAAGGACAAGTTTTACAATTATACCAGCGGCAAACTCCTGAACATGTACGGTTTCCAGATCTACACGTTCATCAACTGTCCGTATTACACTAAGGAGGGGGTCAAGGTTCCGTACAACCAGACTCCGGGTGAAACCGACCTGAAAGGATCCTTCGTGTTCTATGTACCCCGCATGTTCCGTGCGCAGGGCTCGACCAAGATGTATTATTCGGCTGCGGCCACCAGCCCGCAGACCCAGGAAAGCCTGGTCAACTTCCGCCATTACTACATCGTTCTTCCCAAGAAACAGGAGGCGATCGGAGCCATCTATTCGTGGAACGGTACCACTGTCCAGAAAAAGGACCAGGAAGTTCCGGCCGAGAAACGGTGGGCCGAGGTGAGACGGGAAGCGGTGGCGGCAGCGAAAGCGAAAGCCGCGTCTGAAGGAACGGATTCGGAAACCGATGAAATCGAGCTATGACCATGACACCAAGAGGACTACGAAACAATAATCCCGGAAACCTCCGCCTGTCAGGTGACAGGTGGAAGGGTCTCCGCCCGGTGCAGACGGATAAGGAGTTCTTCCAGTTCACCGACATGAGATACGGCTACCGTGCCATGCTCATCACCTTGAGGAACTACCGGAAGAAACACGGTTTGAAGACCCTCTCCCTTATGATCGGGCGTTACGCCCCGTCCACGGAGAACGACACCCGTGCCTACCTTTCAAGTGTATGCGGCGAGCTTCAGGTTCCCACTACCTATGAGCCGGACGTGGATGACAAGGGGACGATGTGCCGTCTGGCCGCCGCGATGAGCCGGGTGGAAAACGGCGTGCCCGCCGTCATGGCGGACATAGAGGCCGGCTGGGAGATGATCTGAAAAATGACATGCGTATGGACTGGGGCACTGTATTCGAACTTCTCCAGCAGTGGCTCGCCCCCACGGGGTGCATAGCCATGGCAATAGGCTGGTGGCGTGACCGCAGGCTCGTCAAGGTCCGTGCGGTCAAGGAGAACGAGGGCACATACAAGCAGTTGTATGACGACCTCTCCGAGACGACTTTACATTTAAGCGACCAAATACGAAAAGTCAATGAGAAAATTATCGTTCTGGAACAGGCGCTGCGTAAATGTTACCAGTGCAAGTATGCTGACCGCTGTCCTGCTGTTGTCTGGATGCGCAGCAAACAGGGAGAGCCGAACAGCCGTCCGCTCGGGCTCTCTTCAGAGGAGCGTAACCGGGGAAATAATCTTCGGCAAGGCCCCGACGACTCTGACGAGCCTGGCACTGAAACCCGGGCTCCTCCGGACGATAGGCGGCCTTCCGGCCGGTATGGGCGTGACGGAGCAGCATGAGGGACTGGACCTGAGGGTGGAGTCGGACGGGGAAGGCGGCGTGAACGTCACGGCCGTCTCGCATGCCCGGCCGGAGATCACCGTAAGGGAGACCTCGGATATGAGGTTGGAGTCAGAGGAGGCTACGGCCGAGGAAAAACAGCCGGTTCCCTCTTTTTGGGACCGGACAAGGACGAAGGTGTTGTGCTGTTTTGTCCTCCTGCTTCTCTTCTGGGGACTCCGGCGGTTTAAAGACAAATCAAGGAACAATTAAAACATGAATCATTATGGCAGAAACGAATACCGGCGCCATCTATGGCGTGAAAGCTCTCAAATATAATGGAAAGGCTCTCGGACTGATATCCGAGGACGGGCTGCAGCCCGGAGGCGACTCGCCTTCCAAGACCCGCATCTGGGCGGCGCAGAAACGCAACGCGCCGTTCGCGGTGCTCAAGTCCACACCGGGAACCAAGACATGGACGTTCACGCTCATCGAGCTGTCCGCGGACAACATGATACAGGTGATGGGCGGGACGAAGGAAAGCACCGGGGTCTATGTGCCCCCGACGGAGGACAAGGACGTGCAGGGCGTGTTCGACATCGAGACCGTGACGGGACACACGATCCGTATCTATAACGGGGTGCTCACATGCAATTTCGCCAACGGGATCAACTTCAGCAACGTGCTGGGCATCGAGTGCGAGCTGGAGATGCAGGATGCCGGGGAGAAGCCTCCCTACAAGATCTTCGCCCCGGGTGACAGTGTACCGGAATATACCGAGTAATGACGGAAGGGAAGGACACACGAAGTCGGGCGGCGGACATGCTGCTTGACATCGGCATCCGCATTCCGGTGATGCCGCTCAGGCCCTTTAAAAAACGCCCCGGGAAATCCTTCCTTGTCATGCGCCGTCCGCCCGCCGGGGCGGTCATCCGCATAGCAAGGCGGTACCTGGAGCTCGGCGTCACCCCGGAGGATATCAGGGCGATGGACTATGAAGAAAGGATGCGGTTCGTGGCGGAGAAGGGAAAGGCGGTCAGCCGGATGGTCGCGCTGGCCGTATGCACCGGATGGCTCTCGGGGATGCTGTTCTCCGGCCCTGTGGCATGGTATCTCAGATGGAGGGTGCATCCGGCGATGCTCTCCGCCGCCCTCATCGAGCTGCTCAGGGGCATGGACATACAGCCTTTTTGCAATACTATTCCGTTGGCGTCCAGAACGGCGGAGCTGCTGGAGCCGATAGGAAGCCGGGAAAGGAAAACGGGTTAACGGGCCGGCAGGAAGGCCCCCATAGCGTTTTCGGAATCATCGCGCAGGCGATGGAACGGTTCGGCAGGTCGAAACGGCACATCCTGTGGAAGATCAGCTACGCCGAGCTGATGCTGATGAACACGGATGTCAGCCGGTACGTGACCAAGGAGGAGCTCCTGGAAAGGGAGCGCAAACGTAGGCCGGACAAATTCACCACTGAATATTTTCAAACAAAACTCGGAGGATAGGAATGGAACCTGTAAGACTGGAGATACTGCTTGACGACAAGACACTGAAGGGGATGCGCTCGGTGGAGGGCAACCTTTCCGGGATAGGCCTGTACGCGAAACAGGTCATCGCACAACTGGAGCAGGAGCTTGCAACCCTGCAGGAACGGTTCAAGCAGGCCATGGCCACAGGTACGAATACCGATGCCCAGATGGCGGACATCCAGGCGCTGCAGGGAGTCATCAGGCAACTGAAAGCGGAACTGCAGGGGCTGGAAGAGCAGAAGAAAAAGACAGGATCCATCCCTCTCATGGGAGATGATCCCGCCCCGAAACTCAATAATGTGAGGATGAGCATGCAGCAGATCGCCCGGGAACTCCCCTCGCTGGCAATGGGTCCCCAGATGTTCTTCCTCGCCATTTCCAACAACATTCCCATGTTCACCGACGCCCTGTCGTCAGCCCGCCAGGAGTATGAGGCGCTGACCAAAGCCGGAAAGAAAGCCACCCCGGTGTGGAAGCAGGTGCTTTCCTCACTGTTCTCGTGGCAGACGGCGCTGGCCGCCCTGATTACCCTGTCCGTCGTATACGGGAAGGAGATCGGCGGATGGGTGAAGAGCCTGTTCAGCATGAAGGATGCCGCCCTGTCCGCGACGAAAGCCCAGGAAAAGGTGAATGAATCCTTTAGGAACAGCAGCAGTGATGTGGCGGAACAGGTCACTCTCGTCAGGTCCTTGTCCGAAAGATGGAAGGAACTGGGAGACAACATGGCGGATAAGAAACAGTTCATCACCGAAAACAAGAAGGAGTTCGGGAAACTCGGTGTTGAGGTGGGCAACGTGAATGACGCCGAGAACCTGCTGGTGGACAATACGGACGTGTTCATTGGGGCGATGATCCTCAGGGCAGAGGCGGCCGCAGCGTTCAAGCTGGCCACGGAGCAGACGGAGAAGGCCTTGAAAAAACAGAACGAGATAGAGGAAAGACGGAAGAAGGGCCCGACTTTCTGGGACAGGTTCAGGGCCAATTTCTTCTCTTCCGCGTCCGGATCAGCCACTTATACCCGTCAGGCGGACGCTCCCACGGCCGAACAGCTCAGAGAAAATGATATCTCCGCCCTGGAAGAGGAACAGAAGGCGGCGGAGGATACGGCCAAATCCTATATGGACCTGTTCCTTGCGCGGACAAAGGAATGGAAGGAGAGGCTTAAATCGGCAGGCATAAAGGAAGATGACGGCAGGGAAACCAAGGATACGGGCAAATCGGCCCGGGATTACCAGGACGAGCTCGCCGACGCCCGTATCAGGGCGCAGCAGAAACTTGAGGCGGCACGCATATCGGTCATGCAGGAAGGTATAAGGAAACGCCAGGCCCTTGCAAGGCAGGAGCTTGACGAGTCGCTCGCACAGATCGACAAGGAGGAGCGTGACACCCTCAAGAAAATGGACGAGGCCGAGAAGAAACGGGGTGTGAAGTCCACGCCCGAGGAAAGGCAGGCCGTAAGGGACAATGCGTCCCAGCAACGTCTTGTCGCCTACCAGCAATACGCGAAGGAATTCTATACAGCCGACAAGGAATGGCAGGAGAAGGACCTGCAGTCCTGGATTGACTATAACAGGGAATACGGCACATACCAGCAGAAACGTCTGGCCATCATGCGGGAATATACCCTTAAATCCTCGAAAGAGAGTCTGAACGGGAATGACAAAAGGATGCTGGCCCGACAACGTGACGAGGCGCTGTCCGAACTTGATTTCAACGAACTGAAGGACACCATCAACTGGAATGTCGTCTTCGGCAATCTGGACAAGGTGGCGAAAAAGGAGCTGCAGAAGGTGAAGCGGCAGATAGTCAGCTTCCGCAACAGCCCGGAATTCAAAAAAAGCGCCACTCCGGAACAGATGCAGGTCATCGAGGAAGCCATCGGGAAGATCGACAGCGAGGTCATCGAGAAAGGAGGTCTGTTCGGCAATCTGACCGAATCCATACGGGAATACTCCGAAGCGGTTGATGAACTGACAGCCGCGCAACGGGATTATGACGAGGCCGTGCGGCAATACGGGGCGGACAGTGCGGAAGCGGAGGCCGCTCGAAAGAAAAGGAACAAGGCGGAAGCCGGGGAGCGCAATGCCGGGAACAATCTGGAAGCCTCGAAGGATAAGGCGGTGAGAAACATCACCGCCGTGGCCGATGCGATGAACACGCTGGGCGAGGCGGACATGAGCCTGTCATCCTTCGGAAGCGCGGTCGGGTCTCTGGTGGACACGCTGTCCGCATCCGGAAGCAAGATCGGCGGCATCATCGCGGCCATACTGGCTATCCTTGACCAGATCGGGCAGAAAGGGCTGGAGGGTTTTGTCGGCAACATTCTCGAAACCGTCATGCACGCCGCAGGAGGATTGTGGGACAGCATCGGACGTCTGTTCGGTGTCAAGGGGCTTGGAGGCATCTTCAAGGGAGCCGACTATTCCGGCTATAACGAGATGGTGGACCAGTACAACCGTCTGAACGAGATATGGGATGAACTGATCGACAAGAAAAAGGAATATATAGAGACCAGCTACGGCGCCGAGGCGCAGAAGGTCGGAGAGGAAGCGCTGGCCCTACAGCGGACCGCCATAGACTCTTACCGGATACTGGGCAAGGAACGTCTGAATTCGGGAGCCAGCACGGGATCGCACTCTATCGGGGTGCGGCAGCGCAAATGGATGTCCTCTCAGGACTGGGCGGCAGCCGGCGCGGCCCTGGGAGAAGACTTCTACAGGTACGGGATCGGGGAAGGACGTATGACCGGGCTGTTCGATCTCTCCGTGGAGCAGCTGGAGAAACTGAAGTCGGAAGCTCCCACATTCTGGGCCAAGCTGGATGATGATGTCAGAAATTACCTGGACAAGATCATTGAAGGTTCGGAAAAACTGGGTGACATACAGGCCCAGATAAAGGAACAGCTCACGCAGATGTCTTTTGACAGCATGCGTGACGCCTTCTATGACACACTGCTTGATATGGAAAGCGGGGCGGAAGACTTCTCGGAGGACTTCAGCGAGTACCTGCAGAAGGCTATCCTCAAGACAAGCCTGTCGAAAGTCTACGACAAGAGGCTTCAGGAATGGTATGACAAGTTTGCCAACTATAACAAGGAAGGAGGTATAGATACCGGGGAATACAAGGACCTCCAGCAGGAATGGAACGATATCGTAAAGGACGCCCTGGAGGAGCGTGACTCGCTGAAGGATATCTTCGGATGGACATCCTCCTCCTCTTCCCAGTCCGGCCGGGCCGGAACCGTCACCTCCATGACCGAGGAAACGGCCGGAAGGCTGGAGGGAATCGGCAACGCGACCCTTGACCATGTCATCAGCATTGACAACAACCTTACGAGGCATCTCGAAGGGATGGCGACATCCCTGGGCAAAATTGCGGGGAATTCGGAGTACCTCAAACACCTCGAGACGATAAACGAGAACATCGCGGAGCTCCGGCGCGGTGTGAAACTGAAAACATAGGACTATGGAAGTGGAGGAAGGATTATTGAGGATAAACGGGACGGACATGGCGTCCCTGGGATGTTTCCTGTACGAGGAGAACGCGGGGGACCATACCAATTACGACTCGCTGATGAAGCCGCCGAAGATGAAGGAGTACACATCCGTCAGCTACCGGGAACTTGACGGCGAGGAGCTGCCCGAAACATTGCTTCCCCGTTACGAGGCGAGGGACATTACGCTGAAGATGGCGGTGGTTGCGGATACACGGACCGGGTGGTTCGAGAACTACAACGCCGTGCTTGCCTTGCTGAAGTCGGGATGGCTGACGCTGGAGGTTCCTGAGATAGGCCGGGCGATGAAGGTCTATCTGAAGGAATATACCCGGTACAGCCAGTTCACGACAATCAGGAATACCGGCCAGCAGGTAGCCGGATTCACGGTCACGCTGCGCGAGCCGAAACCTTCTTCAACCAGTGATTAAAAACGATTTAAAGACATTGTAAATGGAACTTGAAATCTACAACAGGCAGGGAACCCTAAAGAAGAAGGTCAGTCCCGATTCATCGTCCCGGTGGACCGAGGAAGTGGGGGCGGAATTCGTGGTGACGGTGAACTTCACCACCTGGGAGTTCTTCGTCCTGTCGGTCGGCGACTATGTGGAGATATCGGGAAAACGGTTCTCCATAAAGAAGGAGTACCGCCCCAAAAAGGCCGACACACAGAAATACACCTACAATATCAGCTTCTACGGCCGCGAGCACGACATGCAGGACCTGTTGTTCTGCCGTCTGAACCAGGGGGAGGACGACCTTGAGTCCGTCTTTGCCTATGACGGCACGCCGATGGAAATGCTGGAAAAGCTGGTGGCGAACATGAACCGCAACACCGACGGTGTGACGTGGCGTGCAGGCCAGGCCGTCACCGGCGACCGGAAGACCATCAACTTCAACGGCCTGTTCTGCTGGGATGCGGCAGGCGAGATAGCCGGTGCCTGGGAAACCGAGTGGTGGCTGGACGGGGAATACCTGAACATAGGGAAATGCGAACACGGCGAACGGGTCACGCTCGGCTATATGAAGGGATTGAAGACGGGACTGACCCAGAATGAGAATTCCAATTCGATCAAATGGTTCACACGGCTGATCCCCGTAGGCTCAACCAAAAATATTGACCCGTCAAAATACGGCTACACCCATCTGCAACTGCCGTCACGGGACAAGTATATCGACCTGAACACTCAATTGGGCCTGAAGGAGCATCGCGAGGAAGCGGCCTTTGAGGATATATTCCCGCACCGTCTGGGTACGGTGTCATCGGTAAGGTCCGAGGAGCAGACAAATAAGGACGGGAAGAAATACACCGTCTATTATGTCAAGGACAAGGATCTGCCCTTCAATCCGGATGAATACATGATCGGCGACGAGGTGATACACATCACCTTCGAAAGCGGCAACCTCTCCGGAAGGGAGTTCGAGTGCAACTGGCATAACGACACACAGGAGTTCGAGATCATCAACACCTACCCGGACGAGAATACCCAGATACCGGGAGGCAACATCATACCGAACGTCGGTGACACGTATATCCTGACGAATATCCGCATGCCGGATGAGTATTACCCGATAGCGGAAGAACAGTACAAGCAGGCGGTTGACAGCTTCCTGACAGAATACAGCAAGGACATATCCATCTATTCCGGCGACACGGATTACATCCATGTGGATAAAAACAGTGTGCCGTTATCGCTCGGGCAAAGGGTGAGACTGGAGGACGCGCAGTATTTTGAGGACGGATATATTGACACCCGCATCACAAGAATAGAGAGGAAACTGGGCAATCTTTCCGAGGCTTCCATTGACTGCTCGTCGGCGGTCAGCACCTCATGGAAGTCATCCGTGGACTCGACGCTGAACAATCTGGAATATACGCTGGCGCAGGAGATGGCGCAGGCGTTTATTCGACTTCTGAAAATGGGAGATACGGAATCCCCCAGTGACTATACCGCCTTCTCCTCCCTGAGATCACGTAATGAATTTATCAACAAGAGAAATCCTGATATCGCCAATGAGCTGATCACTTTTTTGAAAGGTCTTTTGGTGGGTAAGAACGGAAGCGGTTGGACTGTATTGGAAGATGGTACGACACAAGCTGTTGTTGACCGCTTGTATGTGAAGATTAAGGCTGTCTTTGACGAGCTTGAAGTAAAGAAGAAGACGCATGTTGGTGGTGAACAGATCATATCTCCGGCCGGTATGAAGTGTGTCAGGGTGGAGGAACTTGATGAGAGCTACCGTTGTTTCTTTTTGTCGGAAGTTGATGGAGTGACAATCAATAACGAATTTACAGTAGGTACATTAGCATTAGCCCAAGAATTTAACATTAAAGAAGGGACATCCCACAATGTATCCAACCGCTACTATTGGCGTGAGGTGACAGGTGTAGGATCTGACTATATTGACTTGAGCAAAACCAATGCCGACAAGGACAGTGATGTTCCGGCTGCCGGTGATGATATCATCGGGCTTGGGCATTTGACGGATATCACCCGTCAGGCAGCTATAATCCTTTCGTCTGTTAATGAAACTTCGCCTTCCATTATTTTTTATCAAGGTATCAACTCTTTCTCTCTTGCCGGGAAAGAAGTCATCGGGCTGGGCTTTGACAAGTCCACCGGACACGCTTATATCAATGTGTATGGTGATGCCTATATCGGTGCCAAGGATGAGAGCACTTACATCCGTTATAGCCAGAAAGGCGGTGTTGATATCAAGGGTATGTTTCATATCGAACAAGGTTCCACTGGATGGCGTAATATGGAAGGTCTTCCGGATGAGATACAGGCGGCTGCCGATCTGGCCCAAAAGGCTCAGGATGCGATAGACAATGCGGCTGTCGGAAGTGTCAATCTGTTGCGTAACTCCGGGTTTACCGGGGATTATGAAAGTGAGACATTGTCCTCTGATACTCAATTGTCTGCTGATACCGAATTATATAGCAAGCAATTAAAGTATTGGACGGGAGTGGCTACCGTATCTGCGGACAGTGAGGCTGTTTCCGGATATTCTGCTGCAATAGGCAGCTTATCCCAGTCCGTATCATTGATTAAAGGGGAAAGTTATGTTATCAGTTATAAAGCAAAGGGTACGTCTGTGTCTGTTTCGTGCGGTTCTTTCAGTGTTTCTCAGCCTCTCACATCCTCTTATCAGAGATATATCCATAAGATTACCTTCAATGGCAGTGGTATATTTCTTATCAGTGGTACCGCAACCGTTTGTGACCTTCAATTAGAGCGTGGAACCATCGCTACCGATTGGAAACCGTCCATTTTGGATAACGACAAGGCAACAGCCGGTTTTCAGTCAATCAATTATATCGCCAGTGCGATCAAGGATGGATCTGTGGATATTCTTGGCGGTCTGATATTGGCCAATATGATCCAGTTAGGCAACTACAAGGATGGCAAGATGCAGAAGGTCACCGCCGGAGTTAGCGGCATATACAATGACGATGATGATGTGGCATTTTGGGCAGGTGGCACGCTTCAACAGGCTATATTAACCGTAATGAGGTTTCGTAATGATCCTGATTACCAGCCCACAGACGCGGAATGGGCGAACATGGCGAACTTCGTTGCCACTCATGGTGGCGATACGTTCCTTCGTGGCTATATTTATGCCCTGGGTGGTAAGTTCCGCGGTGTGGTTGAAGCCTTGGGCGGATTTTTCCGCGGAAAAGTAGAAACATCTGTTGACGGGAAACGCATTGTCATTGATCCGGATAAAAATACTCTTGAAATGTACACGACTGAAGGACATGCCACCTTGATATTAAGGTTCGACACATCATCAGACGGATGGGAGTATGGTGATTTGATTCTACGGAAATATGTAGGGGACCAATTGATACAAGAAACGACTGTATATCCGGAACGTATCAGAATACAGAATCATGTGGAAAATACGGATATTATTCTTACTCCCAATAACGTTTCTTTCTATGGTTCTAAAGGCGAAACTCTGTTGGTTGGGATGAAACCGGTATATGACGGGGGGGCTGTGTCTAAATATGTGGCAAATATTGAATGCAGTAATTGGCCGTCTAAAGATAACGTCAGCTCCGGGCAGGTATATGTGGAATATGAAACACTTGAAGGAATAGTGACAAATGGAGTGTTAAAGGTAAGAAAGTGATATGGAACTTAATAGTATTAATAAAACAGGTACTTGGAGTGAGGCGGTAGATCGTCTTAACAACAACTTCAGCAAGACCTCCACTGAAGTGGAGAAGGTCAAGCAGAACGCTATACGCAACAAGGGATTGTTTTCTACGGAAGAAGCATTGCATGCTGCTGTCCCATCTCCAGTTGTGGGCGACTGGGCTGTCGTGGGGGATACCATACCCGGCCCTATATATGATTGCAAGATAAAGGGGAAATGGAGTCCTACAGGAACAACCGGAGGCGGTGGGAGTGTTGACCTTTCTGACATCTTGAAAGCCGAGGAGATAGACGATGTAACATCAATATTATAGTTATGAAAATTAATTACCAGTCTGATTTTAAAATTATAGAGAAGAACCTGAATGGAGACATATCAACTCCCTTCCGGTTTACTTACTTCAATCCGTTTAAGGGAAAGTTTATAGCCTCCTTTGACGGACAAGAGTATGTGGGTTGCAGCCGTATGGAAGATGGCAGTCTGCTTGTCGCTTTTGACAACCCCGGTTTCTCCCCCGGTATATTGAAGGTCAAACGAGAATACTTCATCTCTGATACCGACTTTAGGGATGGTATCTGCAACCTTGTATCTATTGAAGATACAGGGATTGTGCTGACTACTGGAAAGACGGATGAGAGCACAGCGGAGATCATTCCCTATCCGGATTATGCCGCATACAATGCGGTGCAGAGCGTATCTCTGTCAGATCAGGAGTATGATGATGTGCTGAGTGATTTTAATAGTTAATAAATAATTACATAAAATAACAACAGTCCAAGTTCCGGCGGAACTTAGGCTAAAACAGGAGATATTATGGTAAAAATGCATAAACTGACCAAGGGTGGGCAAACCATTTACCCAGCTACTATCTATAGTGCGGTGGTCAATCCAAAGACGCGTAAGAGCTTGACTACGGAAATATCCGAATTAACTCAAAAAAGTGAAAACGTTATATCAAAAAATGATTCTTCTTATATCGGATTGCAGAACGATGTGAAGCTTATGAGTACTAATTTTAGTAAAATTAAAGAATTACAGCTTCCTGCATCTTATTTTAAAAATGGTTATGGGATAAATGATAGTGGAGTTATGGCACCTTCATCTTCAGTAGCGTGTGTGGAATTTATAAGATTCAATCCTTCTGAGCCTGTTACTCTTGCTTCTTCCTCTGGTGATAAGACTATTTTAAAAGTCCTAGTGTATAATGAAGCCGATGAAGGTGCATCAGAAATACATAAGATCTCTTTGTCAGGCAACACATTTGATTCAAAACAATTTCCTAATTGTACCTATTTTAGATTTTCTTACACTCCTAGAGTTGTCGAACCTTGGATGATCAAGGGATTTTTTGGCATGGAGGTAGAAACGGGGATAAATAAAGAGCAAATAGATTCTATAGAAGGAACCGTTTCTAGGCTTGAAAATTTGACAAGTCCGATTGAAGAGATAACTTTACCAGAAACAAAAAGAAATACCGCATTGGACGCAAGCGGAAAGGCAATATATGCTTCTTATAATGCAATTACAGAATTTATACCCTTTGATAGTTCTGTTCCTGTTACAATCCTATACCCCATAACAGGAAGTTATGAGATTCATAGATTTTTTGTCTATTCTGATCAGGACGAAAATTCAGGCGTAATTGTTCAGATTGATAGTGATAATAATGTTTTTGATGCGACCTCATATCCATCTTGTAAATATTTTAGATTTTCCGTATCACCTGCCCATAATCCTAACGGAGTAGCTTGGAAGGCTAAAGGTCTATTTGGTGTTTCAATAAAGACAGCGCAAAAAGCAGAATTAATGAATACAACTCCGATAAGCAGTGGAGCTGTATTCGAAGCTTTGAACGGTTTATCTCATTCTATTAATGATGCTCGTCCATATCACGGATTATCAGCAGAATCAAGGTTCTTTATCAAAAGAGAGAAAATTGACAGGCAGATAAATGGCAATACGTATTATCTTTCTTCAAAAGGTTCCGATGAGTATCCAGGCAACACACGTGACAAGCCGTTTAAAACTTTGCACAAAGCATTTTCATCATTGACTGACGGTGACGTGCTATTAATAAAAAGAGGAAGTGAGTTCAGAGATGACTTCTCATTAATAAATAACCTTCGAAATATAAAAATATCTGCCTATGGCCTTGGGGAAAAACCTATTATAAATTATCTGTCTGTTCTAACAGACTGGGAAAAGGTGAGTGGCTATAATCATATCTATCGTTGTAAAATTCATGCTTATCAAGCTGTGGCGGAACGTGGAATGAATCAGGTGTACTTAGATGGAGAAAGGATGTGCAACGTATATGACACGAATTCATTGGAAGAAGCAGAGGCAATGACATATCTTGATACCCATGTTGATAAATCATCTTGGTTTAGTGGGGGTAAATATGTTGATGGATGGTCTGAACAGGATTGTTACTATTATGTATCATTATCTGATTCTCCGAACACACACATAATAGAAGCTAACAGGTTCTTCTCGAAAATGTTAATTGGTAGTGATGTGGCTTGTCTTGATATTAGTCATTTGACATTAAGAGGTTCCGGAAGCAGGGATGGAGTGGCTGTCATTGGGAATAATATATTTTGGGAAGACTGCACATTTATGGACCATCAGCATCATGGCGTTGTTTTCAAAGAGTCATATTTTTTGAACTGCGAGACAAAATCATCCAGAGCGCAGGGATATCAATTTCATTTTTTGACATCTTCAGGATTGTCGGAAAATATAGACTTGATATGCGCCAATTGTAGGGTGATAAATCCCGGTCAGCTAGGTTCTGCATTTTCTGGGCATAATGGAGGCTTTACTATGGAATACTCCAATTGGTATATAGAGAATTGTTATGTGGAGGGTTGTGGATCTGTTATAGGAGATACGTCTCTGGTAAATCACGTACATGTTTATAACATTACATTAAAAGATTCAGGCTCTTTAAGGGGAGGTACTGGCATAGAAAATAAAATTACATATTGTACAGTATTTGGAACGATTGTCCAAAACATTGGCAATAACGGACTGTTAGTTAGCGGAACAGAAATCAAAGATATAGAACTAATAAATGCAAGAATCAAAATAAAGGTGACCGATGCCGCACGCCAAGTTGGGTATTCGCTATATTATAAGTCAGTTACTAATTCTAACGCTATTGAAAATCTAAAGATATGTAATTCCATAATAGAATGGGAAATGCCTGAAAACTTTACCCCTACAACAGCCATATTTGTTTCTATAGATAATACTTTGGACAATGCGAAATGTGCTTTTAACAATGTCATATTTGCAAGTAATAAAAATTTGTTGCTAGGTCGTGTCGATACCGTACATTTTACGAACAGTCTTTTTTCAAATGTAATATTAGCAGGAGTAAGTAAGTCTGATGTATTGCAAGATTGTATGGAGATTTCTAAAAATGATTATGATTACTCATGTCTGGTTAGCAAGGCAAGTGTAAACAACGGAGTGCTTGTTGAGTAATTTTTGTTATAAAATTATAGTTATGATACGATAACTATAATACGTAAGGGCTGATCTTGGTGTAGGTCAGCCCTTATGCTTAAAACCATTCCGCATCCGGGTGTACTTCAACGGACAGACGGTTTATTAATCTGATGATTAGTTCTCGTATCATAAGTATATGTTTTATTCCGTAATGTCTGAAACCCCATACGGGTTATCCAATGCGGCAATCACACACTTTTGAGCGATATTAGCTCTTCTGTCAGTAACCGCTATGATTCTGTAATTCGTTTTGTCTTCCTTAGTCGTCCGGTATGTATTCCCTAAGAAGTTTAAGTGACTAAGTTTATAACCAATCATCTGCCATAAGGCGCCTCCTACCAGATATCTTCCGATCCCTTCTGTCATGTGCAGGCAGTCCCTGCTCAAATCTGTACCATAATGCCAGTTCATAAAATTGTTATCTTTACCGGCCATAAATGGAAAATCTACCGCAGCCTGATTCAAATCAGTCATTGATTCAGCCTCTTCTATGGTTGGGACCACGGTTGTAACAGGAGTGCCCGTTTCCGGATTGGATTGAGACACAACTCCCTGTATGGTCGTGTCGGTCCTTAAAAACGTGCCTCTGGCATTTTGTACGGCTGTTCCGGAAGGGATGACGAATTTTACTTTCGGGCAATGTTGCAATACCTTTTGAGCCAAGCGGCACAATTCCGTATACATACCCAGCTGCCTCTGCTTTTGATTAATGCCGAAACTCAGCCACTTGTCTTTCGACCCTTGCGATGATGAGAGCGTATGATATACGCTGTACGCCCATGTCATGTTAAAACAGATTACAGGATGCGAGAACAGGCAACATCTATCAATGATGTCAGCAAACAGACTCACATAGTTCTTGGTAATATTCCCTTTCTCGTCCTGATCCCAATAGGTTGACTCATCTGCGGATTGATATGCTCCGTTCTGGATTACTACAAAATCCCACGCTTCGTCGGACAAGGCTTCTCTTACCGTACTGGTGCCATTCTCCCAGACAGTGGCATTCAACCCCCACTTATAGTAGGATATTTTGCGGTCGGACTCATAAAATGTTATATAATCCTTAATACCAGATGCGCCAACATAAAGTAGAGGATGCGTTAATATATTAATTATGGCAAGAAGACGATCTATTACCCTAGATCAAGAGTCTAGGGTATTGTCCTTGTACAAAGCAGGGATGGCTATCAAGGAGATAATGAAGGAAACAAATATAAAGTCTGAGCAAACGATATATAGGATATTGGACAGCAATGATGTGCCAAGACGTCCCAAGGTTAGAGGTGTAAGAAAAATATTTGTTACGATAGAGGAGGATGTAGCTGCTATCTTGGATAAGGAGCAATCAGTATCATTATATGTCAATGAGGCTATAAGATACTATCACGGTAACCGGCATTAATTGTCGGTTATTTTTTTATTAAAACTATATTTAAATTGGATTTAAAATCACATTTTGAATTGTGTTAACAAGTGTGATTTTGGAACAAAATGTTTTGTAAAAGTGGAACATTTTGTTTTGCGGCTTATAAAAAAAGAGACTCAACCGATAGATTTTCCATCTAAATGAACAATTATTCATGGACTTATAGCGTTAATTAGCCTATTTTTACATCAGCAAAAAATGTAAATCATTCAAAGACTATAAAAACGACAGGAAATACCATGAAAAATTACTGTTACATCTGTTTATTGACTG